CCTTCATCAAGATCATCTTTAAGGTCTTGCATAAGAACTTTTTCTTGCTTCTTGGTAAATTTAAACATACTCTTTAAGGTTCTCATTAAACCTTTATCATGGCGCATGTTATATAGACCTTCGTCATTCATCACATGCAATGATAATTCGTCATCGCTATACTTGGTTAAGTCTTGTTTTTCATTAAGACTAGTTAGCATTTCCTTTATTTGTTGTTTTGTTTTCATTCCTTTTTTCTTCATGCAAATTTCCTGCTTCAAGTTCATCTTTCCAGTTATCAGCAAACTCCTTAGCAGCCTCTTTACGGTCTTTTACACTGAAAATGGTATTCCACTCACTAGCACTGGCAAACTCCTTAGCATAAGCTTTTGCAGCCCTATTAGCATGATTCATCCATAGTTTGATAGCTAACTTATGATCATACTTACCAGCTTTCCATTTCTTAGAAAGATTCTTTTGAATGGGTACTGTACTTTGACGATATAAATTAAAATCATTATCAGCAAATAATACTAATTCGTCGGAATCTATACTCTCAGATAGCTCATTTTCATAAATTCCAGCATGAACATCCTTTACAAATTTTTCACTTGCGGAAAGCATATTCAGGCCACCACCCGAAGGATCATACTTATTGGTAAACCATACCTGCACATCAAAACTAACATTTTTTAATTTTACTGCTTGATTTGCAAATTCCTTGCCAGATTTAGACTTTTTTGCTAAGTCGATAAATTTCTCAAATCCCTTTGGGTATTTTACTTTTTCATTGAGATTTTCAGATAGCTTTTTTAAGATGGAATCCACATCTTTATCTTTCATTTCTGAAAGTTGGTTAAAGTATTCGTTATCCTCTTTAAGGTATTTTTTAGCTTTACTATTTAAGTTACCATTTTTCAGCCCCGCTACAATTCCTTTTAAGGCTGTATCAAAGTCTAAACCAGAAATATCCTTTGCCATTTTAGTTGCGGCAATATATTCTTTACTAGATTTATTGTTCTTTGCTTTTTTTACTAGTTTTTTAAATTCTGTATTATGCTCTTCGGTTGATTTTTCTTGTATATTAGATAGAATTTTGTTTTTAAGTTGAGATTTCATTACTTATGTCCTTTAGCAATATTTATGATTTCATTCCAGCCTTTAATCATCTCTTCATTGATGTTATTGGCACTTACTTTATGTACATTATTTTGAATTTCCTCAACTTTCTTTTTGACTAGTTGGTTATCCATAAATTCATATTCAACCCCTTCCATAATTCCATTCATGAATGCCGAAGGAGCACCGGGATCACTAACAATGTCAAATGTCTTTAACATCAAATCCTCTTGAACTACATTATTTTTAATACTACCTAACGCACGAGAAGAAATAGCAACAACACCACCACCTTCAATTACGCCCTTTACGATTTGACCCATAGGAGTATTTAAAACTAACGCCTTTCCAATGAAATCATTTCCTGATTCTTCTAAAGAAACAGTTCTATGTGTAGCCCTTTCAATATTTACGTGAGGGTGCGAAGGATGATTTAATTCACCCATTGCCATAGATGTACTTACCTTTTCATCAACATATTTGTTTACTTCACGTAACAAGGTTGATTTTGGATACTTTCTATTGTTGTTATTAACAATTTCTGACTGAGCGAAAACACCTTCAATATAAAGCTGCTTAACACCACCACTTTCTTCAATTTGGAAACCTTGATTATGAATTATTTCTGTTATTAATTTCATGCCCTTTAACCTCTTTTCTTTAAGGCTTTTTTACGTAACATAGCTGTTCTACGTTTCGCACCTGATCCTTTGGCTTTATTAGTTCTTTTAGCTTTAATTTTACCCTTACGTATATTTAGTTTTTGCTTAGCATTCATAGCAACACAACGACTACCATCAAAACGTTTACCAGTACCACATACAACTTTACGTCTACGTTGTCCTTTAGCATTAACTTTAACTACAGTTTTACGTTCTGTTATTACTTCTATACCAGCTTCAGTTGCCACTAGTTCTACTTGAGCTTCCATTTCATTAGAATCAATTGATTCAAAAAAGCCATAAACTACAGTCTCTTGGGTCTCTTGAATGACAGTATAACCAACATCCTTTAATCCATTACTCCATAAGAAATCCGCAATCGCATAATATTTCTTTTCATCCCATTCATCCCAAATGAAAGATGCGAAAACACCTTCTATATCGATATCCACTTCAATTGCGTTATACAACCAACGCAATTTATGGTCTAACATTTCTAAATCGAGTTGCTTAGTCATTATTCCAAACCTTTAGTTATTCTATTTTTGATTACTGAAATGATTGCCTTTCTATCACCGCCTAGTTTATTAAGGTGGACATCTATATCAGATATGAAATTATCAACAATAACGATAATTTCAGACATATCTTTTTCAGTAGCCTTCTTATTTTCGCCTATTAGATTTAGTATTTTTGATTTAGAATTCATCATCGTTATCTACGCTCAATTCTTCTTTAGTTGGTTCGGGGTATTTTTTAAGCCACTTTTCAGTTTCTTCATTACTTCTCATTAGCACTTCTCTATGTACATATTCATAGTCGAAGAAAGTACCAATTTCATCTTTCATGTCAGCTAATATTCTTAACCTTTCGCCTAATAGTTCTCCCTTTTTCAACTCTTCATAATAATTGTCTTTTGCCCAATCTATTAATATGTTGTTTTGTATCTCTGCAAATTGCTCAAAAGTCATAATGTTCTTTAGATTCAATTGCATTTTTAGTAGTTCGATAAACAACTTTGAAAATTTTCTTCTTAGACGTTTAGCATATTTCTCGAATTTAATTTCATCACGAGTAATTTCAGCAGCCCGCCCAAGTGAATATGCAGACTCTGGATCAAGCCTTGTTCTAGGGATTCTCATTGAAGTGTATAACTTACGTTTTAATAACTCCAACTCATCAGTCTCTCCTAACTGTTGAGCGGAATCTAACGTAGTAACTTCTGAATTTTGAGTACCTTTCCTAGGAATCCACCAATCTTCAAACAGAGATTGTATATTTTTACTACCTGTAGAAAGTTTTCCTGTTTGGGTATTATATTGCTGCTTGGTTTTAAACTTCTGAATGAAACTTGAGATATACTTATCACCAGCGTTTCTATTCATGTTACCAACATCAATATAGAAAACTCTTTTTTCTGGCGCGCGCACTAAACGATAGATAACCATAGCATCTTCAGTTTGCTTTAACTGGTTATATGTTCTAATAGCAGGATGTATATCAGATAAAATAAGATTATTCTTCTTATCTACATTACCAGAATGTATATGAATAATTGAATCGTGGGGAAACTTCACCGCGTTTTCAACATCCATATGAAATGATTTGAACTTATTAGAATTATCTCTATTGTTCAATTTATATAAGAAAAACTGTTCGGTATCTGCAACAACAGATACTAGTTCTCCTTGGCTATTCTTAACACGTTTTTTATTTACTTTCCTTACTTTTTGAACGTTTCTCTGATCTAATTGTAAGACATCTTCGATTGAATCATTTGAATCGTTTAATTTAGCAAAGTGGTATTGTTTACCATTAATAAACCAATCGCTGAATAGGTCATATCCACGATTATTAAAATCTAGTAAAGTAATTAGGTAATTGAATTCTTCTTGTATTTTAGTTTTAACAGAATCGTTAACAAATTTGTTATCAACATAATCTAAATTAAGAGTTACAACTTGTGTATTATCCTCTTGAACTATGCATTGATCAATGATATCCGCGATAGCATCACGCATATATGGCTCCATAGCCATTTCATCATATTTGTCTAGTAATTCCTTTTCGTTTTGAAAGTTGGTATCAAATTCATGACCCCATGAATAGTGACCACCGTTAGCATAAGTATCACTTATCTCAATGGCACCATCATCCTCTTGGTCTTTTAATCCAAGAGGCAAGCCCTCTAAATCTTTCAGAGGGCTTTCTTTATCTAAATCTAGGAAGTTAGGTATACTATTATTCTTTGACATAAAGAAATAGCCTGCTTAATTATTAAAGGTGATAGTCGTATTCTAGAGTGACAGTAAACTCTTGGTATGCATCAGTAGTTTCCCAATTTGTTTCAATTGAGCTAACTTCTTGAGGAAATGCCCCAACAAAGTTATAAACTTTAATTACATTATCATTTGTATCTAATTGAGCAAATTCACCATCACGCTTATATGCAGCAGGATCAACACCAAAGTTGCCAACAGGATCATTGATCGAATCCATCCATAAATTGAATGCATCATGTAAATCAAATTCTGTTGAGTTGATCACTGTAATAGTCCATGGTTGATATGTTCTATCTCCAGCAATTTTAATCTTTCTCGATTGGTATGGAACTTCAATAGTCCCTACTTGCACAGCAGGGATAGAAGCAGCCTTAACCATGAATCGAGCAGTATTTGGTAAATTAAATCCGCTAACTTCGAATAAAGAAGGCTTTGCAAGATTATTGAAAGAACCTTTAAATTGTTCTACGTTCATTAGTCGTTTACTCCGTTGAGTGTGATTTCTTCAAATTCGATACCAGTTCTCACTGCAACAAAGTTTAGGTAAATCGTTTCGATAGCTCTTGAAGGTTTGATGTAAATATCACCAACAAATTGATAGTTGTCTATTACTTCAGGCGTGTTATTAGAATCATCGGCAACAACGTTAAAGTCTTGTACGCCCCGTCTTGATTGAACACTACGCATGAAAGGGATGACAGCTTGCTTGAATTGGTTTTGTGAAAACCTATCGTTGAATTCAAACAATTGGAATCTAGCCATACGAGCAATCGAACGCTTAAGAACGTTAAATAAACGTCTAACGTTTATTCGACTGAATGAACTTGTGCTTGTTAGTAGTGTTTTGTTACCAAAAAAGATCGGCCCATCGCCTTGGAAGGTTGACACAGGATTAATGTTATTTTTATATAACTCATCTCTGAAAGCTTTCTCAGGGTTATAAGCTAATTTAACAACATTTTTAACATGTCCACGGTTGAAACCGCCAGCAGCCCACCACGGGTCACGTTCTTGGTCTGTTCGAGCATGTAATCCAGCAATATCACCATTTAGAGGCATCCAACGATACTTATCATTGTATGGGTCATGTTGATATTTGTAGTTGCTATCCATTGCTGAGTAAGAACTAGAACCAAAAGTATTTCTAGTAGTAATCACATTAGAAACTACTGTCGAAATATTTGATATTCCTACTACATCTGCAAATTGAGGCGATAAGAAAGCAATGCAATCTTGACGAACTTGAGCAACATTCTGGTCAATATACTGACCAGTTAAAGTTGAAGCTCCGCCTTGTAGTAAAAAATCAACTTCAATTGTTTCTCTGTCAGAATATAACTTCCAACCTATTTGACGAAAAGCATCTTCAGCAGTACCTAAGTCACCATCATCGCCACCAACTAATATTCCATCCCAGTTAATAGGACTGAAGCCACCAGCACCGTCATCAGTGAATAGATTATCACCAATACACCAGACATATGATGACGCGCGATTTAATATTTCTGCCATGTATGCAGAACCACCAGAATCCGATTCCGCGTTCTCATCCTTAGAACCGACAAAAGTTTCAACAATTGTATCATTTAATAGGATTACAACCGCTACTTGATCTTGTCCTAGGATAGTATCAAAAGCGTCTTCGTAAGTCCATCCAGCAAATGTAGCTGCATCTACCATAGAAATTTTAAGGTTATTGCCCATAGCCCCCGGATACTTCGCAACAAATACATTATCTGTACCAGTAGAAAGTGTAATTTCTTGGTTACTGTAGTCATCATCATTATCAACTCTTACCGAAGTAACATTAGTGTCATCCGAAGATTTAATTAATGTAGGGTCGCCAGCAGCAAGCGCAGAGATAGCACCAGTAGCATTAAGGGCCGCCGTTGAATCGCCAGTACCATCAGGTACCACACGAGTCACATAAATTCTATTTGAGTATGAAAGAAAGTTGTGGACAGTAAACCAATCTACGAATTGGGCATCT